GCGTAAAGGGCCACTCTTGTGCATCTTGAAGCATCTCACGGATAGCGGAGTTTATAGCATCCTTAGCTAGGGCCTGCACGTTTTTAACACTATCAAAACTAGACGCATCAATCTGAACTTCGTTCAATCTACGTAGTAGTTCATTTGTTAGATTAAGAAATGTACTCATTGTTATAGCCTTTTAGCAGGGGTAAAGTACAGTCTAGCAGAAAGTGTAGCATCAAACTCATCTGACCCGCCATGCCTAAATAGTAATACCTTATCACCTGCATGTAAGAACAAAGGACCACCACCAATAAACTGCCTGTGGCTTTTACCAGCTATAGCTTCTTCGGCTACAAGGAAATGATATGTAGTGTCATCTGCATGGTATACTTGTATGCCTATGCTTGCTGTAGAAGCTGCTTCATTAGCTACCATAAGGAAAACTATTTCAGCTTCGTGACTTTCAGGGCATGTAAATAATAGCGTAGCATTATTGGGACTACCAGAAGTACTGGCAGAGTTACCTACAATACTAGCAAACTTACTAGCTGTCCTGAAGTTAACGCCAGCCATCTACTTTTTCTTTTTACGATTGTCTACTATTTTTACTTCGTTAGCATAATTCTTCTCTTGAACTATACCACCATCATAAAAACCCATAGCTGAGGTCATACCTCTTGAAGACATCATACCTTGAGGGGCACGGTTCATAGAGGGGGCATAACGACTATCTTCTTGCTCAGGAGTAACGCCTCCACCAATAGCATAGCTTTTATTCTTACGCATGATTTAATCCTTTAGATGGGCTAAAGGGGCCACTCGAAAGCAGCCCCCAAAGTTAATTTATTTAGTCTAGTAGGTCACGATCTACTTCAGCTGCTGCCTTAGTAGAACCTAAAGGTTGGTAAACTACGAAGAACTTATACGAACCAGCTGATGGTGCGTTAGAACCTGCAATTTTAGCAGAGATCAACGTGTCAGCATTAGTTACGTTAGTAATACCGTTTACGGCTGTGATGATAGCATCTGCTGCTTTACCAGCATTGATATCAACAGTACCTTGTGCGTCGATGTCACCACCTGTCACACCCAAAGATACTGCGTTTGCGCCGCCAACTGTAGCTGCTGCGATACACTCAGAACCTGCAGCAAGAACTACGCAATTGCGTGGTACTGTACCGATGTCATGTACTGAGTTTGTTGTAAGAGAGCCGTGTGCTAGAGTAGCGGTCTCAATACGAACTGGTGATTGTAAAGCCATTTTCTATGCCCTCCTTATGCTGCGTTGTATTTGGCTGTGACAAGGCCTTCGGGGCGGAGAATTTTCCGACCGTAAAGGTGCATACCACGAACAATGTCAGCGAAGCTGTCAGGGTCACGATATGTTTCAGTCTTGTTGATTTGCTCAGCGGTTGCTACAGCAGAATCATGACCAGCAACAAGAACACCAAAGTTAGTGTTTTGGTTTGCTGTGCCTGTAGTTCCTGCGCCTGTACCTAGTGCTGGAAGGTTGCTTGAAGTGTAAACACGGAAGCCATGAAAGTTATTCAAGACCAAACCATTGCGAAGTCCACCGGACTCACCGAAGTCTGCGTTAAAAAGACGAGAGTCTTCATCACGTAGGATTTCCATGAATACTGGATCGACTACCAACCAACGACCTTGTGTGTCAACTTGCTGTTGATCCAACAAACGAGCCATACGTGCTACAACCATTGCTGGTGAAGCAGTTGCTGTTGGCATAGAAGTTGCACCCGGCAAACGTGCTGCCAATGGGATAGCGTGATCACCAGCGGAAGCTGTTGTGATGTTACCAAAGCTACCTTTAGTCAGCTTCATGGTTGTGAGCAATTCGTCTGAACCTGCAGTAGTAACGGATTTAGTACCATTAACTTGGTCATTAACTGCACCTGCTGGTGAGTGTAATGCTGTCTGCTTGTAACCTGACAGATAGCCAAGAACTTCTTGGTCATACTGATCAGCCAAACGGTAAGCTGCACGATCTGTAGCAAGATTCATGAAGTTAACGTGTGAGTGAGCCTCCTCGATGTCGTCCATCTTGAACGCAAAATAGTTAGCTTTATCAACGACTAAAGAGAAATCTTCGTCGTCAAGGTCTTGTGCTGAAACCTGTGTACCCCGTGCATATGCGCTTACGGAAATTTCTGGCTCTTTAATGATCTTAACGGTATCTCCTTGTGCCGAAATCTCACCAAAATAATCAGAGTTCGTAATATCACCACATACGGTAGATTTACGGAAAGCAAGTTGTACCTGCTTCGAATAGATTACTGGGCTAAAATTGCCGTTTGGCAAATTCCCGTAACCGCCTGCTGTTGTAAAAGCCATGCTAATATCCTCCATAGATGTTTGGCTTAAAATTAAGTAAGCATAAACACTTCGTAAGAGGCTGCTCTTTCTAGGGTGCGATTAGTTCTTAGGTTGGCCTACTTCAGAACTATCGGGCCTATACTTGATCAGGTAAGTCTTATCTTAGTAGTTTGGGCTTGGTGTAGTAGAATGTAAAGTTATCCACCTTAGTAGAGCTTTACATTCTTTAGTTAACATACATAGTTATAACAGATATCTATGCATTGTCAATAGCTTTTTATCGTGCACCACCAGAAATATCATAAATAAACTTGCCGCTACGGATAGCATCCATAATAGCGTCTGAGTTAGCTTCATATTGATGGGCAGTCATGCGCTGAACTTGTGACTCTCGAATATGTCCAGCCGGGTTATTATTGTCAGGTTTAGTTGTACGCTTAGTTACAACAGCAGACGCTGCGTCTTTAGACTTCCGCTGCTTACCTTTAACGTCCATTCCATTATCAACCTTAAATAGGTCAATAACTCGTATAACTGATTTAGGGTCTTCTTGATTCTCATACAGAGCATCTTGTACCCACTTAGGTTGCTCATTAGCCCAGTCATGAAATTCATCACTACCACGTAGGTCATCAAAGTCTGAGTGCATAGTGCGTATCTCATTCTCTGCCTTTGTGCGCTGGGCATCAGCATTCATCTTATCTAGTTGCTGTAAGCGTTCGTCTGCGTAGCTAAACTTCTCTTGCGCTTTTTTCTCAGCAATAGTCTCTACAATACCTGCAATCTCAGGGTACTTCTTAGCCCAAGCTTCAATACTTTCATCGCTAGTAGGGGGGCGCACAGTACCGCCTTCTTGGGCTTTACCTAGTTGTTCTTTAATAGCCTTAAGCTCTTCAGCTTGCTTATTCAAGTGAGTGCGTAGATCATTATAACGTTTCTTGTAGGTACGTTCTTCACCACTTAGGCTTTCTTCTTGTGCTTCACTTTCAGAGTTGGCTTCTTCTTGTTTGGAACTACCCTCATTTTGTACTTGGGTTGCCGTAATTCCCTCGCTATTGGATTCCTCTTGCCCATCAGACTTTGCTTCCATTAGAGACTTTAGTTCAGCCTCATTTTGCTCAATGCGTTTCTTGTTAGCTATTGATCCACCCTTAGGTTGTACAAAGCCTGCGTTCTTCGGTGTTTCCATTTGTGCTAGTTCTGACATAGTTGTAGTTCCTTTTTTTATTTGGGGCCAGCTTTATTGCCGGGTCGCCTTATTGTTGTATTGTTAGTTATTGAGGCTATCTTTTCCATCTTCGAGTTATTGCATTTGTACCGGGGTTTACTACCTTTTCCCAATTGCTGCTGTCGTCGTTATTGTCGTCGTTATTATTATTGCTTACTATAATAGCTTCAGTGCCAGTATTTACCTTGATGGTTGAGGTGCCTTCTTGCCGTAAGTCTTCTATAGAAGTTGTGGAATCATCTTCTTCTTGCTGAACTGAACTCGTAATTGCACCTGCATCTACTATTCCATCACCTAAGAATTTCCCTACAGGCCTACTAGGCGGTCTAATGTTTCCTACTATATTCAGATCATCCTGCCAGCTTAGTCCGTCTTTATAGTCTTCCCCATATTGTGCTATATTTCTAGCATCTACAGCTTCTTTTGTAGGCATACCATATTCATCTAAATCTCCACCGCCACCGTCAAAACCTAAAGCCCCTATAACGTTTTGGAATATATTATCATCTTCTGCATATCCACTGAAAGGATTAGCTACGTTAACAGCATACGTAGGTAGTCGCAAGGCAGACCCTGTAATATACCTAGTTATATCAGCAGAAGTTTTTACTAATGGGTCAGTAGAGGTTTCCATAAGATTTATTGCAGCCGTGTGAGCTTCTTGAGCTTGTCTAGCTTTTGCTTTTTTAGCAAGTCCAGTTAATGCAACTCCTCCTAATGGACCCCCAATTAAACTTCCTACTATTCCTAGAATACCCTCCTCAACTAATCCTAAACCAAGTGGGTCTTTATTATTTTTTATACTATCACGCATACTTAAATTGTAGTCATTATAATCCTTTGAATCCCAATCACTTACAGGTGTATTACGCCATGTGTCTTCACCACCTTGTGCAGCCGTACTAACCGTATCGCCGTTGTCAGTCGCTTCAGCTGTAATTTGTGCTTGCTCTTCTACAGCTGTAACGCCCTTCTCACGATAACCTTCTGGAATACGAGACAAAGGTTTATCATTAAAAAAGTAGACACGGATCTCTTGGCCTGTTTCAGCATTAATGAATGTCTTATATGAGAAACCGCTGAACCTAGATCCTGTGCCGCCATACTGACCATAGCCACCACCTACAGCTTCAGGTACTGCTGATTCTTCTGAGGGAGTACCACCACCTTCAGCATAGCCTTCTTTAAGCTCCTCTGGAGAAGAATCACTCTCAGGTGGCATAGGCTCTTCACCTTTCTTAATGCGTTCCCAGCCTTGCTCTGCTGCACCTAATAGTTCATCAAAGAAACCTTCACCGAAATAGCGTACTGCATATGATGGAATAACAAACTCGTTAGGGCTTACGTTAATCTCAATGTCATCACGTACCTCAGAAGGCATAGCGCCTACGGGAGCAGTGTTGCCGCTTACAGGGTCTACCTGCTCTTCAAGCAGCATACCATTCATCTCTTCATCCATATCTAATGTCTCATCTGTTTGGGCCATTAACTTCATCCCTTAAATATACTAGCTTACGTAGAATAGCAATCTCGCCTTGACTGCGATATACACCTTCCATCGTAGTCTCTTGCTCAAGTTTGCGCTGGGCTATTTTGATCTTACTGTCTAGCATTTCTAAGAATGCATCCCATACATCCTTCTCATTGACTAGTTTTTTTATGCTGCTGTTCACGTATTATGTTCCTGTAAAACCTTGTTCGCCCGGTACTGGGGCTGTGCCTGTTCCAATATTACCTCCGCCAGCACCTGTAGTATCGCTGACAGCCACACCAGCCTGTCCCGGAGCCGCTCCGGGTGAACTAAGCGGGGGTGGCCCCTGAACTGAGCCTTCGGCTCCCAGAGGGGCTTCAGGAGGCTGTGTGAACTTCTTAAGTATCTCAGCTTGGATAGCAGCATCACCTAAGGAGTTAGTAACCTTGTCAGGATCTAGGTCCATAGACTTAGCAATCTCACGGATGATGTAGTCACTCTTAACGAAAGGCATTAGAGCAGGGTTAGATGCTACACCCATGAACTGCATCAATCGTTGTGAGCGTACCTCATTAGCCATTAAGCTTTCTGTACCTGAAGCTTTAACGTCTAGATCACCTTTAATGTCTGTATCAAAGTCAAACTGCATATTAAATGCAAAGAATGCACGGCCCATAGGAGCAATAAGGTAGTCATCAACGTTCTTTACGACATTCCTAATACTACCGTTAGCTGCAGACATAAGCATACTAATGCCAGAAGCAGTACGACCTACACCAGATACACCAGTCTGACCGTGTGCAAAACTAGGAAAACCTGTGCTCTCATCCGCTAAAACCCTAGCTTTATCAAAGAGTTGCATGTTTTCACCAGCTACATTAGGGAACTTGGTGCCAAAGATTCCTTGTCCGGGTGCACCTCCTTGCCTCCGAAAGACTTTGCCGGGGTAAACACTTAGGTCTTGGCCCGGTACTAAGTTAGTCTCATCTACTTCAATAATCAAGTTACCAGATAGTGCAGCATTGTCAATAGCCATACGCATAAAGCCATTCATCAATGTCTGTGTGTCATCCATATTCTCAGCGATACCTACGCCAAAGAAGCTGTATGGGTTTAATTCATAAGGTACTGCGTAGTAAGGAATACGTGTAGGCTTAAATGGGTTTAGTACAAGTCGTAGTACTTTGTCATTACAAACCCAAGCATTAACATTTAACTGTTCTGATTTCTTTAGTTCACGAGGAATTGTTATACCATTCTGCTCTAAGATCTCTGTATCAACAAAGCCCCAAAACTCTAGTACCTCATAACGCTCTGGTGCATTAGACATAGAAGAATCGTCTTCCATATCTTGCTCCCAGTACTTCTTCTCATAAGATTCACCTAACTTAATAGCGTCATCAATAGAATCATTACGAAAGAAGGGGCGAGATTTTAAGCTACGCATCTGTGAGCGTGTCATACGGTGACGCTCAACTACATACTCAGCCTCATCCATGTTATATGCATCTGGATCAGGGTAGAAGTTCCAAATAGAAACGTGGCTAGTAGACGGTACAGTCTTAATGAGAGGGTCATACTCGCCATCATCATCCCAGTTAGGGTACTCCTTATCTACAGCGAACGGACCTTTCATGATACCTGTACCAAACAGAGCCATCTCAAATGCTGTGTGGCGTAGCTGCTTATTAGCTCCACTCTCTTCCAGCTGATCGTGTATCTTCTTCTCCATCTTTTTAGCTGCAACCATAGCAGGATGGAATGTAACTGTACCTTGTGAAGTACCCGGACCTTCAACTACTTTATCGCCTAGAGCCGACAACCTGTCTTCTAGTGGGCCTAGTCGCTGCAGGCGGTCAAACATAGTTTCACCCGGCTTTAGCTTTTCGTCTGGGTCAAACAAAAAAGAAACCTTAGGCTTTTCACCGAAGGCTTGTGACAACTCTTGTTGTCCTTGTGCTGCGTTAGGATCAAGATTAATGTGTACAGATTCAGACACACCATCCGGTAACGTGGTAGGATTGACTGTAAGTGGAAAGCGAGAGCTTCCAAATAGAACATCTACGATCTGACCATAAGCTGCTAACGTTTTTGTTTTAGTTACCTTAACAAATACACGAGACTTTTCTGTTTCAGTGAACTGAACATCAGAACCATAGATGCCACGATAGTTCCGGTAAGAACGTAGCCACCTAGTCTCATCATTCTGTCGAGCATCTTCAGCCCTCTTGAAACGCTCATTGATATAACCTACAACACTAGAAGCATCTAGTTCATCACCATCTTGGATTACAGATACATCATCTGTCTCAAACAGTTCGCTTTGATTGTTTTCGTCTATAGCCATACTTAATATCCAAACGTTGAATCAGAAGCCTGAAAGCCACTGCGTTGTGTTGATGGGTTGAAGTCCCATAAAGAACTGCGAGGTCTTGTCATAATACCATATCTAATTGCATCATACAAGTGGTCTTCTGCATTGGTATCCACATCCTCATGATTTTTCTTATCTAGTGGGATACTAGGAAGCTGAGCAACTGTGTTGGTGCAAGTAGAAAAGAACACAAGTCTTGGCTCCTGAGTAAACTCATCTACTTGCAAACGGCGGTGAAGCTCATTTTTACCTGCTACCCGTGAGCCTCGTGATCTATCAGAAGGACGCCAACGACAACCCTTCTGGTTCATCTGCTCTGCCAAAGACGGGCCACTGTCGCCTCTTTTGTGCCACAGGGAGCTATCCAACACACCGTATCTTATTGGTCCATCTTCATGCTCTATCTGTAATATCATATCAGCTAAGTCAGTAGCTGTAACTTTAGAACAGTATAGCTCCCGGTAAATAACAAGTTGTTCAGAGGGAGACACAGCAAACCAGACAACACCAGTGAAACTACCGTAGCCATAGTCACAAGCCCTAAACCTAGTCCAGCTTTTTGGGATAGTGTACGGGTCTACTACGTGTATGTTTCTATTAAACTCAGGGAAAGCAGCCCCCTCGTTAACATCCCAATTACCTTCAAGCAGCTGCTTACGTTGATGCTCAGGTAGTGACAAAAGCATAGCTTCGTAGTCGCCACTCTCAGCTAGGTATGGGTTATCAAATAGACTGGCAGGAATAAATCTACGCTTGAATAGGGGCTGACCAGATTTACTATGCCCCGCTGGGTATTTCATTACCTCGCCAGTCTCAATGTCCGTTGCCCAGAATGGCTGATTAACAGCTGAGGGATCAATGAACATTTTCTTTACCCAAGAATGACCCAAACCCCCGGGGTTAGTTGTAGCTCTCATGTACAAGCCTAAGTCTTTGTTTGCAGTACGTAATCTTGAGCGCATGTAGTTCCACGCAAAAGGTGTTTGCCACTGAGTAAGCTCGTCAAAGGCTACATAGTTAAATGCCTGCCCTTGATAACGCATAACGTCATTATCTTTATCCAAGTAAGACATCCACAACGTGCCGCCTCTTGGGGTAGTCCATTGGCTTTTACGTTCTGACCACTTAATGCCCGGTATAGCTTTAGGGTATAGCTCTTGGCTTTTCTGTATAAGTTCTCTAAGTTCCTCAGTAGTGTGTCGTACAAGTAGACCACTGAAGTCTGGGTTATTCATATTACGTAATGGGTCTGCTAGGGTAGCGTAACTCTTACCGCCACCAGCTGCTCCTCCATATAGTACTTCACGTTCACTTGAAGCTAGGTACTCTGTCTGTGGGCCGGGATTAGCCTTAAATACTACCTCTTGAGCACTAGGTATATCATACTCAGGAGCCATAGGCCTAGCTGGTACAGAGTCTTTATTAATCTTCTCTTTCGTAGGTGTGGTAGCCAAGTCTTTCTTTTTCGAGGATTTCGATTTGACGTAACGCCTTTTCGAGCCGCTCGGCAAAGATGCGCTTAATTGTAACAAGTCTTTTTCGTTTGCTTTCGACATCTACTCTCTTCTTCAAGCCCATGTGTGAGATCTCTCTACCTGACTGTGTAGTAAGCCAAGCAGCAACCTTTCGGTAACTATAACTCTTTAGGTGCTTCTTTGCAAGTTCTAATAGTTCCAATTCTTTAGGTATAGGTACTAGCCACTCTTCGTCTTCAGGGGCTATCTCATAACCGAAAGGTATGTACCTACTGGATCTAGGTATCCTCTCCCACAACTTAACCTTAAAGGTTGCCTTAGGTAGCATCCAGTACTCAAAAGGTAGAGGCCTCTCCTTATTATTAACCTGTTTCTGAGTCATCATTATTCTTAGCTGGCAAAATAAACAAACCACCTGAAGACTCTACATTTACTTTTTCAGTCTTAACTAAACCAGCACGATCTAAAATCTGACCAGCAGCCATCATCTTTTCTTTAATACCTAATTGAGTAGGGTCATCTAGAGCACTAGCATATGCAACAGCAGCCTTCGGCCCAATCCTAGACATATATGACTTAGTTGCTTCAAATATCTCATCTTTAAGAGATTCAACAATAGTAGTAGTAGAACTTTTCTCGTTGTAACCTGCTAACTTCTTAGCACGTACTACATCGCCAGCAGCTTCTTCAAATAGAACTTCTAGAAACATTCTTTGGTTTTCTGTTAGATTACGGGCCATATAGGTATTCCTTATAGTGGATTATCGACTAGTTCATCATACGCTTTCCAGATATCATCTATCTCAGTGTTTAGCGTTTTAAGTGAGTTACCTAGTCCATCTGTAATAGTTGTAGCCTTATCTACTTGACTACGCAAGTCTAGAAGTAACTTCTGTTGTTCTAGTATCTGTGTCATATTAGTAGATAGCTGTGCAAGCTTAGTATTTAGTCCACGCACATCATTGTCAAGTATAGCTTGTTCAAGAGTTTGGATACGTGAGTTTAACTCCCCAGCCTTTTTGTCAAACGATGCAGACTTCTCTACTACCTCAGCAATACCAGCT